TCTGGTCATGGAACACAGCAAGAACATAAAGAAGTCGCAGAACATATTCGTGACATCTTTGTTGGTGAGTTCCCAATTATTTCTCATGCATTAGGGTGGACTGATGGCAATTTATGATGATGTAAAAATCACTATCAACTTAAATGAGTTGGTAGAGATCAGAGCGAAACTTATTACTCAAGGTGAGGATTACTCAAAAGAAGTATGTAAAGGTGAATACTTAGATGGAAATGATATAGATAGAATTGCATCTGAGTTAAGAGAAACACTTACTTGGGATACTCTTTATTACATGGTAGATGGTGCGATACTAGATTACTTGGGTCTAAAAGATCCAAAGCGTCCTAACTATGGCGAGACAGCAGGGGATGAACCTGCTGCTACCTTCGAGAAAGAGCAGAGAGCAAGACAGAAATATTTTAAAGAGAACTTTGACATGGTTGATCTAGAAGGTGGATCATGGACGATACAAGTACCAATGAGGAAAAAGTAATGGCAACCTATCCTGTAGTCAATACGGAGACTGGAGAACAGAAAGAAGTTGTAATGAGTGTTCATGACTGGGATCAATGGAAGACTGATAATCCTCAATGGACTAGAGATTTTTCTGATCCAAGTACATGTCCTGGTGTTGGTGAAGTTGGAGAGTGGAGAGATAAATTACACAACAAACATCCTGGATGGACTGAGATTCTTAAGAAGGCTGAGAAGGCAGGGGGTATACAAGGTCGTTTGAACAAAGTGAATAAGACTTAATGAATTATATTCAGGCAACTTATAATGATGTCGTTGATCTTTTAGTTAAGAAGAATATTGTCTGTATACATCAAGGTAGAACAGAGGCAGGACCAAGAGCGTTAGGTAATAGATCTATCCTCTATGATCCTAGAGATTCTGAAGCACAGAAGAAGGTTAATGATGCTAAAGGTAGACAGTGGTGGAGACCCTTCGCTGCCAGTGTTCTTGCGGAACATAGTGCTGAATGGTTTGAGATGTTAAGTCTTAAAGAGAGTCCTTATATGATGTATGCTATACCTGTTAGAGAAGATAAGAAGGAGTTGATACCAGGAGTTATGCATGTTGATGGAACATGTAGGATTCAAACAGTTACAGAGGATCAAAACTATCACTACTATCATCTCATAAAAACTTTTTATGATGAGACTGGTATACCTATGTTGTTTAATACATCACTCAATCTTGCAGGTAATGTTATATGTCATACGATTTATGATACCTATGAGATGTTAAGTCAATCTTCTATGGAGTATGTGTATGAACCAGAGCAGAATAAGATTACTCATCTTCCTAGTGTAACTAATATGGCAGGTCAAACATGTTTGTCTTAGGTGTTAATATATCACATCATCCATCGGTCTGTTTATTAGATGATGGGGAGATAGTATATTATCTTGAAGATGATAGGTTGAACAGAGTTAAAGAAGAAGATTGGCCTCTTGATGCTGCGATGCAATGTCTAACATTCATTCGTCAGTATACAGATCATGTAGATCATATAATTTTTTGTTCTTACATTAAGAATAAGTGGTGCGATTTTCGTGATGACCTCACGATGATTCAAGTAAAAAAGAATTTAAAATTGTATCGTATAACTTATGATGAAGAACACTATCTAAAAGAACATCATTTATTTCATGCATGTTCTGCATTTTATTGTTCACCCTTTGATGAGGCAGCAGCATTAACCTGTGATGGAGGAGGAGCACCTGTAAATATGGTGGTTGATAATAAAGAGGTGGAGAGTATGTATTACTTCTCTGGTAATAATATAGATACGATTCATAAACATCATGGTCATTATGATCCAGATTTTCATGATGCAACTCTAAGAGTTAATGATAAACTTGCTATCACTCATAGTTTATCTGTTGGTGGTATATTTAATCTTATGACTGGTATATTAAAACTGGGTAGTGCTGGACAGACTATGGGTGTATCTCCTTATGGTAAAGTGGATGATTACCCTGAGAACTGGTTCTATTACGATCATGATGCTGCTATTTGGGTTACAGACAATGATATTTTAATAGATACTTGTAGACGTGTATTAAATTGCTCTAATTTTGATCCAGAGTTTGCAAAAGATTCTGAATATCAGTTGCCAGCACCTTCCTTTGAGGATGCATCTAATGTTGCAGCTAAATGTCAATTGGAGACAAGAATGCATACAATAAGATTAATAAAACAACTGCTGGATAAAACAGACACTAAAAATGTCGTTTTATCTGGCGGTTATTTTCTGAACTGTGTAAATAACTATCACTATATTAAGGAGTTCCCTGAGATTAACTTCTATGTTGATCCATGTGCTCATGATGGTGGTACTGCTATAGGTGCAGCATTTTATGTGTGGCATCATCTTTTGAATAATACACAACGTCACCCAATAACATCTCTATTCCTCGGATAAACTAAGTATGACAAGAAAAAGAAGGACTAAAGAAGATCAAACAGTTGGAGTCGGAATGACTGCCAAGCAAAGAAGAAGAAAGAAACCTATCAATGCAGATCTCATGAGAGAGATCGAACCATTGACGGACAATCAGGAGAATCTGTATCGCTGTTATAAAAACAATCAGAACATCGTTGCTTATGGTTGTGCTGGTACAGGTAAAACATTTATTACACTATACAATGCACTAGTAGATGTATTAAATCCTAGTACACCTTATGAAAAGATCTATATTGTTAGATCTCTAGTTGCTACTCGTGAAATTGGTTTTCTTCCTGGCGATCATGAAGACAAGTCCTTACTTTATCAGATACCATACAAGAATATGGTTAAGTATATGTTTGAGTTAGAATCTGACTCTGACTTTGAAATGTTATACGGTAATTTAAAGACTCAAGGTACTATAAGTTTTTGGTCAACATCATTCCTTAGAGGTACAACTTTAGATAATGCTATCATTATTGTGGATGAATTCCAGAACTTGAATTATCATGAACTTGATAGTATAATTACAAGGTCTGGTGAGAACACCAAGATCTGTTTTTGTGGAGATGCTTCACAGTCTGACCTAACAAAAACAAACGAGCGTAATGGTATCATGGATTTTACAAAGATCCTTAGAATCATGCCATCATTTGATTTTATTGAATTTGGTATGGAAGATATTGTACGTTCAGGTCTCTGTAAAGAGTACATAATGGCAAAACACAGTATGGGTATGTAATGTTTGAACATGTTGAACTTGATCTCCCCAAGTTATCAAGGGAAACTATAGATGGTGTTCGTTATTATTCGGTTCCCGATGAAGATGAATTACTTAAATTAGTATCCATAACTTCGGTAACTAGTCATCATAACAAAGATATATTTGTTAATTGGCGAAAGAAAGTAGGTGATGCTGAGGCAGATCGCATTACTAGACAAGCAACTAGTCGTGGTACAGATACGCATACTCTTACTGAGGCGTATCTGTATAACAAAGAGTTGCCAGAGGTACAACCTCTATCACAAATGCTTTTTAAGATCTATAAAAGTGAGCTAAATAAAATATCTAGAGTTCATTCTTTAGAAGGTTCACTTTACAGCAAAGAACTTGGAATTGCTGGTACTGTGGACTGTATCGCAGAATATAATGGCGAGTTAGCCATAATAGATTTTAAAACATCTAAAAAACCTAAACCAAGGAAGTGGGTCGATCACTACTTTGTACAATGTATGGCATATGGTTGTATGTTATATGAATTGACTGGCATTGCCGTCAAAAAACTTGTCATTATTATGGCATGTGAAAATGGTGAATCTATTGTTTATGAGGAGTATGACAAGAAGAAGTACATTAAACTACTCACAGAATATATTCGAGAATTTATTCAATCAAAAATCGAGGGCTATGCCAGCTAAACTAGACAAAGAGTTTGAAAAGGCACTGGAGAAAAAGTTTTTTTGTCCTGCAAAATTTGCACAAGAGATTGAGACTCTTGTCAAGGACAATGCTAACATGAACTATATTGAAGCGATCATACATTTTTGTGATCAGAACAGTATAGATCTAGAATCAGTACCAAAGTTAATCTCCAAACCACTGAAGGAAAAGATTAAGTTCGATGCAACTGAACTAAACTTTTTAAAACGCACTTCCAGAGCGAAATTGGTTTTTTAATTCCAAAAAAGTCGGAAAATTTATCGAGGGCATTTTTCACGAAATACCCCTTTCATTATTATGACACCATTTGAAGTATATAAAACTTATTTGGCTTTAAAGAATCATTTTACTAAAGATAATTATGATTATCACAAATATTGTGGTAAAGTCAGAGCATCTTTACAATCATTCTATAAAAGGAAAGATCGTTTTTGGTTTGAGAAGTTGAGTAGGCAAAAAAGTGAAAAAGAGGTAATTGACTTCTTTGTCTCTAATTTTGTATCTTCGGGAGATCCTCAAAGATTATGGATTGGTGATATTATCAGAGAAGGTGAAAAAACCTATATTTTGTGGAATGGTAAAATTCAGTCTTTGGCATATTTGTTCAAATCCGAGGTAGAATCTGTTATTTCAATAAAAGACTTCAATGAGACTTTTCAGGTAAATGGGAGTTCTCATCCATTACTACTAAAAGAGCATTTACAAGGAAATCTGTCATTAGAGACAATGGTAATACTTAATCGAATATTGGGTTATAAAAAAGATTATGATAAAAAACTTAAAGATCCCGTTTGGCAATTAGTTTCTAAGAATATGAATAAGTATGAATCTTTCCTAAATATTGATGTATTTAAGTTTAAGAAAATCTTGAAGGAGAGCATTTTATGAACTTTTTTGACTCCGATGTGGTACGTGCAGAAGTTGCACATATATCAGAATTACAGGAAGATCTGTATCAAAGTGCATTCAAGTTTTACTCTATGGGTAAAGAGGAGAAACTTAAGCATGTAGAATTAATATCCACATTGTTGGAGAAGCAAAGGGTTTTATACACTAGATTGACCTTATCAGATGATCCTGCTGCTAAACAGATGAAGGATAATATTATGGCATCTGCTAAAATGATGGGATTGCCTGATGACATTGACATGTCAGTAGTTTTTGCTAATATGGAGAAGATGATAAATCAGATGAAGAAGCAAGTTCAATAATTGACCAATCATGGCAATTGCATTATACTGTAAGTATCCTGCAGCAATTGCCTTAAAAGGATACACACAAGCCGAATACAATTAATACGAGGAATACGTATGTCATTTGCTAATTTAAAAAAGCAATCATCTTTAGGTTCTCTTACCCAAAAGTTGGTAAAAGAAGTTGAGAAGATGAACAGTGGTTCTGGAAATCAGGACGAAAGACTCTGGAAACCAGAGATGGATAAAACAGGTAATGGTTATGCTGTTATCAGATTCCTACCTGCTCCAGACAATGAAGATCTACCTTGGGTAAAAATGTACTCACACGGGTTCCAAGGACCAGGTGGATGGTATATTGAGAATTCTTTAACTACCATTGGTGGTAAAGATCCAGTATCTGAGCATAATAGAGAATTATGGAATAGTGGTAATGAAGACGACAAGGCAATTGTTCGTAGACAGAAGCGTAAGCTTTCTTACTATGCCAACATCTATGTCGTAAAAGATCCTGCTAACCCTGCAACAGAGGGTAAGGTGTATCTTTATAAATTTGGTGCAAAGATCTTTGATAAGATCATGGCAGCAATGCAACCAGAATTTGAAGATGAGTCACCTATCAATCCATTTGATTTTTGGCAAGGTGCGGACTTTAAGTTAAAGATTCGCAAGGTTGATGGATATTGGAATTATGATAAGTCAGAATTTGCAGCTCCTGCTCCATTATTGAAAGATGATGATGCAATGGAAGCAATTTGGAAGACTGAATATTCACTTCAGGCATTAGTCGCTGCTGATCAATTCAAGTCTTATGAAGATTTGAAGAAACGTTTAGACTATGTTTTAGGCGTTAAAAAAGCACCTGCTCGTGTAGACGTAGAGGTGCGTGATGAAGATGATGCTCGTGGTTCTTATAAACCAGACTTCGCTTCTCGCAAAGTAGCAGAAGAGGCAGTATCTGCCGCTCCAGCAGCTTCAAACGATGAAGAGGATGATGCTATGAGTTATTTCCAAAAACTCGCAGAGAGTTAACTTATTCGTATAATCGGGGATTATCCCCCTTCTTAAGGGTTCTGGACACATACTGTTCAGAACCTTTTTTGTATTCTGATTCAGATTCTTGGTCATCTAATATAATACCAAGGAATTGTCCTTTTAAGACGTAAATCTCTCTTTTTTTATCTTCTATTTGTTGTTCATATTCAATATTAGTAATAGATTTAGATATATCTTTGCCACCCTTCTCTACTAGAGAATCAATATTTGGATCATTGTATATAACTCCATATGATAGACGTTTTCTCCAGTTATATCCATCATATCTCCATTCTTGACCATCTCTTTCAAATACTTCTCCTGATTGAGGAACATAAAGAGGACCAGGTTCACTAAATCGTAACGTTGGTGCATCATAGTAACCAGAACCAGCATTACCTAAGAATATATCAACAACCTTTCCATTTTCAGTTTTAACTGTTGCTGTTGCTGTTATAGGTTGTGTTGGTGGATCAATCGCAATAGTAGGTGCAGATCTATAGTTATATCCTCTATCTTGCATAATAATATCTGTAACTTTACCATCATTAACTAAGGTATAACCAGTTGCTCTTCTATGGGGAGTTGGTGGTTGAACTGTTATGAGTGGTGGATTTGTTGCATCATAAGTTCCGCCAGGATTTGATATAGCAGTTACCGCAAGATTTTCACCAACTAGTGATACTGTTGCTGTCGCTGTTAGGTCTATGTTATATGTGTGTACATATCTTCCAGTTCCACCAGCAACTATAAATCTAGTTGAAGTTGGGTTTGTGAAGGCATCCAATGGATTACTATCTTTAGATGATACGTTTAAGGTTCCTTTTAATGTTAATGAAGAGAGATCCCAATTTGTTCCACATGTAAGGATATAAACTGATGCATTATCTAAACCACTTATATAAAGTTCTGATCCATCATCTTTAAAATTAAATGCATTAGAAGTTGACTCACTATTACAAAGATTACCAATGTTTAATGTTTGTACTGGAGTACTGATTGCTGATGATATAAGCCAAGGTGTAATTAATTCATATTTTCTAATAGTATCTGGATTGTCTGTATCCATAAGGAACATATGACTTCCATTATCTTGGAACCTAACTCCCGAAGGACTTACAGTTGATATACTAGTAACATAGGTTACTGTACTACCAATATCCCATGCAGTTGATAATGAATATTGTGCTACTTTAAATCCAGAGGATGTCTGACCAGAGACATACATTGTTTTACCATCTGGTTTAAAATCAATACCAGTAGCATATGTAAATGTTAGCGTAAAGTTTAATATTTTTATATTGTCTAATACAGCAGTGTTTACATCCCAAGGTGTAGATAAAACCCATTCATGGATCTCACCAACAGTATAACCTAATGATCCCAAAGCAATATACATCCTATCACCTGCTGGACTTATATGCATACCTTCAAATCCTGCTGGTAGTTGATAAGTTGATATACCAACGTATATTGCATTACCTATAGGATCTGGTGGAGGTGCAATTGTGACTATAGGAGTAAAGTTATATCCATCTCCAGAATTGGCAATAGATACCATTGCTAATTCACCACTATTAGTAGTACCAACACCTACTGTAGCAGTTAGAATACCTGCTACAGTTTCTTTTGGATCACTAAATGTAACGCCAGGTTGATATGTATATGCTTGACCAGAATCAATAATAGTTACTTGTCCAACCTCCATATCATCTGGAGGAGCATTTAAAGTACATCTTGCAGTTGCAGTAGTTGCAGCACCAGGAGCAGATATAGTTACACTACCAATATCTGTATATCCTGCACCTGGACCTGTTATGAATAAAGCTGTAACTTGTCCACTAGAACCACCTACTGTTGCAGTTCCTTCTGCAAATATACCTGGAATTAATGAAGGAAGATTAATATCTTTATCTGTTTCTACTGCATATTCAGGAGCATCATAAAAACTTTTAGTAACTATTTTACCAGCAGGAAGTATTACAATACCTTCAGTATCAGTATGTTCTAATGTTTCATAATGATGTATTCCACCATATAGATTATCATAAGTTTGATACTTCTCTATACAGTACTTATCAAATGCTATTTGAGTCTTAGGCCATTCTTCATATACGTTTAATATATTATTTGCTTGTAGAACAACCCAATCAAGAGTTGGATCACCATATAGTTTTTCTGCTACATTATCGGGTCTATCATCTCCTTCTATAGTATACTTCTCAAAGAACGCTAGGTTCTCAAAGATGTCTGATCTTAATTTACCTCTTTTAAATAAATTCTTGACAATAACATAGTCATCCAAAGAAGTTCCATACTTTGGATCTCTACTAATGTATTTAAAATCGGGTATCCCCCTAAAATAAGTTGGCATAGTTTTAGAATCCTATTTCGTCTTCATCAAACTGATCATAATCATTATTATAAACTGGTTCAAGTTCCATAAAGGACAGTGACACTACATATGAGATCATAGTACCATCTTCAAAAGTCATGTAAGTTCCTTCTGAAGTATAATCAACATTTAATGCTGTTAAAGCACATGGACCTTTGATACTATTTAATCCTTTGTGTTTGTTTGCTCTATGTTTATATTCAATATTAAATACGTTTGGTGTCTTCAAGAATAATTTAGTTTGTTCTTGTTGAGGAGCCATATTTTGTTTAAAGAATTTTATAATCTGTTTAACTACTGTACCTTCATCTGCACTTCTAGGAGTTAGTCTAAAATTAAAATTAAAGGGTCTTAATTGTGGTGCTTGGAATAGTAACTCTAAATTAGGGTTCATTATTCCACCAGTCATCCTTGTTAGAACGTTTGCTCCAACTGCTTCACCAGCAAATACGTTCTCAATCATGGTGCTCATTTCACCTTCAGCACCTTGTACATTCTTTGCTGTATTTGCTAGAGACTCCTTCATTTTATCATTCATCGCTCCCTTAGCGATTTTTGCACCCTCTGCTTGTAAAGGGTTCATAGTATCTTCATTATATCCAACAGAGAATGAATCTGATATACCAGATTGAATAGGTAGTGCTACAGTACCACCTACTTTTTTAGTTTCTCTAGCACCAAATGAGAATCCACTACTATCATTGTTAATTGCTCTTGCAGAATATTCAAGGGCAGTAAATGATATGTAATCAGAATCTTCAGATCTATCTAATGGATATATTAAATCCTTTCCACCAGCAACAGGTTTTGCCATTTTACCTTTGATCTTAGATCTTGTACCATCAAGTGCTCTCAATGTTCCAGTTGCTGGTCGTGTTGAATCTTGATCAATAGAGTTTAGATCTTCTTTTTTACCACCTGGTTGGAATTTATCTGGAACTGCTTGTGCCTTAAAATAATTCTCTGCTGCTCTACCTATACCTGCTTCTGTTTCTGCCTGAGTAGGAGGTCTACCAAATTTTGCTTCAAATCCTTCTTGGTAGGCATCTATTATTTGCTTTGCTAATACTTTGTTTACTATAGAATTTTTATCTGCTAATGCCGTATCAAGACCTGGATATTTTGATGTATTAACGTCAGTATATTTTCCATCTATACCAACACTCGCCATCAATTCATTATTAGTTAATCCTATATTACTTCCATTTGGATCTAAAGTTTGTTCGTATATACTTGTCTTCTTAAAGTTTGGATCAAACTGTATTTTTATTTTTTTAGTATTAATTTTTGGTATTGGACCCAAAGATCCAGTACTAGACCCAACCATTTGAGTATAGTTGATTGAAAATGAAGGAGATTCGTAAACTTCTCTACCTTCTACTCCAGTTGTTACTACTGCCTTTTCTTTAGCCATTACCTAAAGTCTGAATCATTTTTACCATAACCTTGGTATCTTCTAACGCCCCTAATCATATCTCTGAATGTTTTGTTGGTTTCACTCCAGACTTTATTAGTCAAGAGACGTTTCTTTTTACCATCTTTAATAGATACAAATTCTTCTATGGGAAGATTTGCTGCGGTTCCCCATTCACTTTTTGCAATATCTAATAATGGACCTACATTCGCCATACTATATTTAGACACGGAGTTGCGAGGTAAATTTAATCTGTCTTCCATTAAATTCTCTACAACCAGTTGTCGTTTTGCTGGATGTATATAATGTAGATTGCAACCAGTAAAACTTCTACCATCTATCTCTATTATATACACCAATGGATATTCATCATAAACTTTTAAATTCTTTGAATCTGTCTCATATTGGAACATCATTAAGTGTCCCATTTTTGGTATTTTTCTGAGAAGATTCTCATCTACACCTTCACGATCCTTTTTTTCATCAGATATAAATTTACGAGGATTATTCTTATATGATGTAACTAATCCTCTAAATGCCCTTCTATAGAAGAATGGTGATTTACCATCCTTGTCTGAGAATTGATCTTGTATCTCACTGAATAGGGTCATTTCTTTTTGGGGTATAGTTTTGCTATTTTTTCTTTACGAAGTTCTTCCTTCTTTCTTCTTGCTTCCACCTGTTCATCCCACCATACAACTGGAGCACGATTGAGTTTCAAAGCAGCAATCCACAACTTCTTTCTAGGAAGTCGTAGATACCTTCTCATTAATGATTGTACGGTTGGGAATGTCATTTGTATTTTATTCCTAATTCGTCTTCGGTTATAACTTTAAATGTTAGTCTTCTATCTTTACACCAGTCTTGTGCTGCATGCCATTTTGCTTGGTTTTTAGCATACTCTCTAGATTCATAGATATATCCCTTTGTTACTTTAGATTTTTTCTTTGGTGGACTACACTGTCTTTTAGGTTTTACCTCTATTACATAATCTCTTATAGTACCATCACCCTCTTGAACTTTAATAAGGAAGTCTGGATAATACTTATGCATTCTATTATCAAGAGGTGAACGATACGGGATCGAGAACTCTTCACTTGCCCATAGAATAATACTCTCATTAGTATCACACCACCGACAGAATTTCTTCTCCCAATTGCTTCTACAAATGATATTATTTGGGTTGCCTTTGTACTTAGCAGGGTTCTTTGGTCTGTACCTGCTTTTTACACTCTCATTCATCTAGTATAAATATGTATGAATAGACTAATTATTAATATTTAGATGGCAAGTATACCGCCAATCAATCCTGGCGTTAGGATGAATAAATTAAAAGAACGGATTATGAATCCGTCCTTATCTTCATTCTATTCTGTAGTATTCCCTCTACCAGGATTCATACAACAACAAAACCCAACATTATTTGATGGGGAACTTCTTGAGCTGTCTTGTCAAGAGGCATCTTTACCAGGATCTAGTATTGCTACATTGGAGCAAACAAATGATTATGCTGGTGTTACTGAGAGACATGGTTATAGAAGAATGTATGATGAGACTATAGACTTTACCTTCTTAGTTACTGTTAATAGTAGTTATAAGCAGATTAGATTCTTTGATTATTGGATGAAGTATATTACTGGTGAGATTGATAAAAATGGTAATATGCAGAGGTTAGATAAGGGTAATGTTGTTATGAGAGCAAAATATCCTGGTGGTCAGAGTGGATATAGAACTAAATTGAATATTGTTAAGTTTGAGAGAGATATGGGTTGGACTGATCCATCAAGACAATCACCTGCATCTAATCTACTAGAATATCATTTTGTAGATGCTTATCCAAAACAAATAAGTTCATCTCCATTATCTTATGAGGGTTCTAGTTTGTTAAAAACTACAGTATCCATGACTTATACAAGGTACTTTGTTACTGAAAATTCATCTAAACAGGTTGCTACATCTGGAAGAGATCCAAATGCTGGTGGTAATCCAGAGTTTAACGAATTTAACTTACGTAAATTTGGTGGTGAACTGATGGGTGACTTCTTCTTACCTCAATTTAACAGAGCTTAAGAAAACCCTTATATATAAATATACGACTTGAATTAAATTTATGCCATTACCTAAGATTAGTACGCCAACTTATGAGTTGGTGTTGCCATCAAGTGAAAAGACTATCCAATATAGACCCTTTTTAGTTAGAGAAGAAAAACTATTAGTTCTAGCATTAGAGAGCGAAGATACTAAACAGATTACTACTGCTATTAAGAGTGTTATTAAAGCATGTATCCTTACAAAAGGAATCAAAGTAGAGTCACTTCCTACTTTTGACATTGAATACTTATTCCTCAATATTAGAGGTAAGTCTGTTGGTGAAGAATTGGATGTTAATGTCATCTGTCCCGATGACGAGAAAACATATGTCCCTATGAAAATTTATATTGACGATATAAAAGTTATTAAGGACGAAAAACACAATAAAGATATTAAATTGGACGACACCATAACAATGGTGATGAAGTATCCATGTCTTGATGAATTTATTAATCAAAATTTTGATTTTGATGAAAAGAGTTCTAACTTAAAGCAATCCTTTGAATTAATTGGATCATGTATTGATACTATTGTTCAAGGTGAAGAAGCATGGTCAACAGCGGATTGTAGTAAGAAAGAAGTGATGGAGTTTTTGGATCAAATGAATTCTGCTCAGTTTAAACAACTAGAGGGATTTTTTGAGACAATGCCTAAACTATCTCATGAAGTAGAAGTTACCAATCCTAAGACTGGTGTGAAGAGTACAGTAGTGCTGGAAGGACTATCAAGTTTTTTCGGGTAGCCCTATCTCACATAGATCTAGAGAATTTTTATAAGTTAAATTTTGCGTTAATTCAGTACCATAAATATTCATTAACGGAAATTGAAAATATGATGCCGTGGGAGCGGGACATTTATGTTGCCCTATTGAAAGCACATCTTGAGGAAGAAAAACTCAAACAGCAACAGCAAAATAGCACCTAATGGATCTACCTGGAGACAAGAATAAAACGAATCCAAAAAATGTGACCCATGAGGCTATGATGAAGTCTCTACAGTCACAACGTAGGGTACTGGGTAGAGTTATTAAAAATGAGAAGGATTTAAAGGAAGTTGTTGATCAGATAATTCTTCTAGGTTATAGGTTAGATGGTCAACTTAATGTAATAGGTAAACAAGGTCAAAGAATTAAGACCTTAGAAGATGCAGAACCTATTAAAGGTGAGAAGGGCGACACTGGAGAAGCAGGTAAAACAGGTAAAACAGGTAGACGAGGTAGAGGAGGTAGAAGAGGTAGATCTGGTGATGATGGGTTTGATGGAGTAGATGGATCTGATGGAGTAGATGGATCTGCTGGAGCGTCGGGTGCTTCGGGTGCGTCAGGTGCTTCGGGTGCTTCGGGTGCGTCAGGTGCTTCGGGAGCGTCGGGTGCGTCGGGTGCGTCGGGTGCTTCGGGTGCTTCGGGTGCTTCGGGTGCTCAAGGTGCTTCGGGAGCGTCGGGAGCGTCGGGTGCGTCGGGAGCGTCGGGTGCTCAAGGTGCTTCGGGAGCGTCGGGTGCTCAAGGTGCTTCGGGTGCAGGAACTCAAGGTGCTGCTGGTGCTTCAGGTGCTCAAGGTGCTTCGGGTGCAGGAACTCAAGGTGCTGCTGGTGCTGCTGGTGCTTCAGGTGCTCAAGGTGCTTC